CGCACCGGGATTTATTTGTAGGAAACATGCCAGTAAACCACATACCTGTGGTGATGCCATACTAGTTCCGCTTATTCTAGCAATGTTATAGTTACTGTCTGATGGATAATCATTGTTGTTACCAGCATAGCCTACACTATTTGTTGAGCTTGTTATCTGACTGCCAGGAGCACAGATGTCTATCCGTGGACCTTTTTCACTTGAAGCAGCCAAATCTTCATATGTACCACTCTGTACATTACTTACGTTTGCTACTACTATTGTATCATCGCTGTGTGGTGAACCGGGTCTATGATAGTATACAGGATCACCAGGAGGAATAAATCCAGCCCAAGTAGTACTGCACTTATAAAAGTTATCGTAATCGCTTCCACCAAACACATCTTGTTTATGGTAATAGTTTCCAGCCGCTTTTACAAGTATAACACCTGCATCTGTCATATCTTCACAGGCTGCATCAACAGCCGCCACACCTGCCATGTTATGTGTGCCGTTGACATTACCATATTGTGTTGCCGTTGAGGTTCCCACGTTGGCTCCTCTATAATTTAATTCTGTTATTGTGCCATCTTGGGAACCTCCAAAGAATGCGCCGTTGCCAGGATAATACCATCTGTAACCCCAACTAGCATTAACAATAGTAGGACGTTTAAATCCTGTAGCAGTAACTGGTTTCTGTTGATGCCATATTCTAATTAAATCAAACTCATCACCGTCTGGAATGCCACCAGCTGAGTCAAATCGCATTGAATATATATTTGCATTCTTAGCCCAACCATATGTTTTACCTGCAGCAGTTCCGGCTACATGTGTGCCGTGAGGTCCTACATCTCCATAGTGACTGCTTGACATTGATCCAGATACACCTGTAACTGCGTACCAGTCTATCTCTTTTAATCTCGTAACACCGTTGGCGTCTTCCCACTCAGGATGTCCAGTCATTACACCATTGTCTTGAATTACAATGTCAACACCTGTTCCGTCTAGTGTGTAAGTAAATTGACTGCCTGGTGATGATTCTATTGTATTTGCAATTCCACAACGTAAACCCCAATTAACAAACGAACCGTTCTTACTGCTTGCTCTACTAAAGATACCACTTTGTGATGCGTCAATACCTTTGGCATCCACAGGAGTATTGGGTTGTACTGCTAATACTCTTGGATCGTTTTCTAGGGTTACTGCCTCTTCGGCTGTTAATTCATAACCAGTTGTACGAATACTTGCTGGTTTTCTATTGGTTACATCAACGCTTCTGTCAGGGATATATAATCCACCGGGCGTTTCCATGTCCGTCCAAAATGCAGTAAAGTCAACACCTTTGTTGAGAGTTACTAGATACTCTTCCATTATGCAGATGAACCGTCATCTAAGTTAATCCATCCAGTTCCCTGATAAACATTAACTTTATTTGTACTTGAATTGTATACCATATCTCCACCAACTGGTGATCCTATAGCATTTCTTTGTGTAGTAGTTAAGTTGGGTAAACGGAATGGACCGCCAAGTACACTTGTTCTATTACTTGCGTTCATTGTAATATCAACGGCACTAAAGTTACTTGTGCCTGTGCCTGTTGTGTTAAAATTTGTAACTGTTACAGTATCGAATACTACTGAATCTGCTTGGTTAAGTGTTTGGTCAGCAAAACTGCTGGGTCTGTTAATTAAACTATTATAATCACCATTAAAGGCAACACTTGCTAGACTACTTGAAAGAGGTAAGCCAGTTAGATCAGGTGGTGTATATGTTAATACTCCAGGTGATGTTCCACTATATGTTAGACTTGCTGTTCCGACTGCATTTTGTACGACTGTTATTCCTGCAATAGCTGAAGCCACATCAGAATCAGTAGCATATCCACTTGCTGATCCGCCACCGCCTCCACTACTAACTGGTGCTCCTAAATTAGTTGTTGTACTTGAATCAGAGTGTACTACTTGTCCTGCTGTCGATATTCCATCCAGTCCAGGTTGTGTTGGTAGTACAGCCGCCTCGCCAGTTGATTTTGCTGTCGTTGTTTGCTTGGGTACATCAGTATATCCAATTACTTTACCACAATAATCATATGTTGGTATACGATCACTTACGTCATTAACTGGAGCAATTGTGGCTTCTAGTTTAGCAATCATCTCAGGTTCAAGTATATAATGGAAAATGTTATTTCCCTGACCGTCTACTTCATATCCTTTTAGTTGATCATATGATCCTTTTAGTCCAGCACCAAGTCTTTGTGCTTGTTGGATACTCATATTCTCAACATCAATTGCAACACCTACATTTGTGTTTACACGATTGTTTGGTGCAAAGTTACTACCGCCTTTGCTCTCTGTTGATCCCGTACCGAATTTGTTTTCCAGTTCAACTAGTGCCGCCATATCTGTTTTAAATTTGTTTGCAGTTGCAGTCCACTGATCAGTAATTGATGCTGGTAAACTAGCAATGTTGGCTAAGTTATCGCCAATATCTTTTAGTAGTCCGCCTGTAAATAAGTCTGCTTTGAATTTACCGTCTGTACCAATACAACCACCAATTTCACTTGTTGCTAACTGTCCTAGACTATCCAGTAAATCATGTCCAGCACCTGTAAAACTGCCGAAAGCATCTGCTAATACGTTTGGTATTGCTCTGGGTACAATTGGTGTTCCACAAAAGTTAATCATATTGGCAACAGCCGCCACCTCAGCAATGGCGCTGTTCATACGATTAAGTACGTTTTCAATATCTGTATGTGCTATAAATTTTTCTAGTTCTGCTTCAGCTTCTGTTAGTGCAGTTTTTAAGTCTGCAAGAGCCGCCGGTATCTCAGGTATAAGTCTACCCAAGTTTATCTTTAAACAAATCTGTAAGTTTGGAAGTTTAATACCATTACCAGCTAGTAGACTACAAATAATCTCTCTAACTGTTAAATCTGTTGTTGTGGCTGTTACAGTACCCTGATCATTAACTGTTACACTTGTTGGTACACTGACTGTTCTGTTTAGATATTCATTAGCATTAGCAACACCATCTGCAAAATCAACCACGTTAACCTCCTATATACACATTACCACTGCCACTTGTCGCCGCAGGATTGCAATGTGGAGGGATAGGACATATCGCATCAGGGTTGGCATCATTACCTTGTATTACTGTTAATTTGTTACCAATATATACATTTGGATTGGCGGCAATTAAACCACCGCCACCATGACTATTGGGATTACCGTCTACGGCAGTTAAGAGATTATTAGTATATACGTTGGGATTGGCCGCATTTGTGCTGGCTCCACAACTTCTATCGTCTGTATCTCTATGAACTGCTGCCATTAATTAACTACCGCTAAACCTGATGTACTCTGTGTATATGTACTGGCGGCATCCTTTTCCGTCTTTACTATACATATAATACTATTTAGCTTGATTTTGTACTTAGCATCAGGGCCAACAGTAAACATAAAGGGAGCAAGTCCCATTGTAGAGTCTTTGCCTGCGACTAACATTAGAGGCTTTCTAATCTCTACTAGTGCATCTGTTTCTGATTGTAGTGTGGCTACCATTTCTTCGCCACTTGATAGTTTGATGCTGACGATATCGCCAACTTTGTATGGTGCTTCTATTAACATTTTATGATCCGTATCCTGTTCCGTTAAAATTACTGTTTTCCATGTATGCAACTAAGTCGTCATAACCACCAATCACCTTACCACTAATAATAATTTGTGGTACTGTTCTGGCTTGTGGTGCTACTTCTAATAGTTGCTCTCTTGTGACGTCTACGCCAATTTTCTTTTCCACATATTGTATACTCATCTGCTCAAGTAGACGTTTAGCTCTGATACAATAGGCGCAATTCTCTTTACTATAAACCTCAATGTTTTGATACATTGCCGACTCCTGTTTATAAACTTAGTCCTGCAAAAGTTTCTGTATCAACATCTTGTTTTACACCTCCGATAACGTAGCTGGAGATTTCTGTTTCCTGTGGTGCGACTTGTACTTCTGCTCCTGATATCCACTTCTGTGTCCAGGGTAATGGGTTCGCTTGTGTAGTTGTATATGGACACTTAATTCCTAGTGCTGTCATTCTCTTACAAGCAATCCATTCAATATAATTGTGTAATAGTTCTGCATTTAGGCCAATCATACTACCATCTTTAAACAGATAATCAGCCCATTCTTTTTCTTGCTCTACTGCATCTACGAACATTTGCTGAACTTCATCAGCACATTCAACGGCAATCTTTGCAAAATCTGGATCCTCTTTTGTGAGGCATTTAGTTATTAAGTACTGTGTTGAACCTAGATGTACGTTCTCATCACGGGCAATAAACTTAATAATCTTAGCATTGCCTTCCATCTTCTTAAGTTCAGCAAACGCCCAACTACATGCAAACGATACATAGAAGCGAATACCTTCCAGCACATTAACACTATTAACACATAACCAGATCTTCTTCTTTAGTTCGTACAGATCAATGTCAATAGTCTTACCGTTTACTTTGTGTTTGCCTTCGCCCAACAATCTATAGTACATACTCATTGTGATTAGATCATCATAGTACTTGGAAATGTCTCCAGCACAATCAACAATCTCTTGTGAATCCATTAGCTCATCAAAGATTTTACTTGGGTCACTAAAGATATTACGGATAATATGTGTGTAACTTCTACTGTGAATTGTCTCTGAAAATGTCCATGTAATGATCCAATTTTCTAGTTCAGGCAAAGAAACAATAGGACTGAATGCCTCGTTTGGTGCTCTGCCTTGTACACTATCAAGTAAGATCTGTCTTTTTAGATTACTTGTAAAGATGTGTTGCTCATGTTCAGTAAGAGCCTTAAAGTCTTTGGAATCTTTACTTACATCAACCTCTTCAGGTCTCCAAAAGAAACCCAGTTGTTTATCAGTTAACTTATCAAACTGCTTGTACTTCATTGTGTCGTAACGTTGCATACCTAGACTTTCATCTAGAAATGCATTGGCCTCTGTGTGGCTCTTCTTATTGTCTATATTTAAAACAGTCATCTTATCCCTTATCCCCTAAATTACACAACTTTCGCAGTATTCATCATCTGCATCGCCGACTTCCAATGGTACTTCATCTTTAAACTCTATTTCACCCTGACCATCATAAGTATTGAAATAGTATAGTTGTTTGCCACCATATTTGTAGAACATCACAAGGTGTTGTAATAGTACACTCATAGGTATCTTTTCGTCTGGATAGTGTTCAGGGTTGTAACTTGTGTTTACACTAATACCCTGATCAATATATTTTTGTAATACTGCCATAATCTTTAAGTAACCTTCAGGTGACTTCTGATCCCATAGCAAGTCGTATTTATTTTTAAGGCGTGGATATCCAGGAACAACTTGTTTAAGTATTCCATCTTTACTCTGCTTTACACTCACAAACGCTCTAGGAGGTTCAATGCCGTTAGTACTGTTACTGATTTGTGCAGATGTTTCGCTAGGCATTAGTGCCATTAGAGTACTATTACGAATACCAGTTTCTTTTAACTGTTTACGCAATCCTTTCCAATCCTGCCGTTCTTTATGTGGTACTAGTGTATCCACGTCTTTCTTATAAGTTTGGTTAGGTGTAATACCTTGTCCATACTTTGTTTCCATGTTACCACTGATACTACCTTTTTCTACTGCCAAGTCTGCACTTGCTTTAATTAAGTAATAACTCCATGCCTCTGACCATTCATCTACTAGTTCTAGATTTGGATCCTGATAGTTAGTATCGTTCTTTGCTAACCAATAAGCAAAGTTAATAATTCCAATACCCAATGGACGTCTTTTCATTGTACTTAATTCTGCCGCTAGTACTGGATACTTCTGATAATCTAAAAGAGCATCAAGTCCACGAACTGCTAGAGTAGCCGGCTTTTCAAAGTCTGCTGGAGTTTTAATATTCCCCCAATTGATTGCACTTAGAGTACATAGGCTAATCTCGCCTTCTTCATCCATAATATGTTTTAGTGGCTTAGTAGGTAAATTAATCTCACAACATAGATTAGACTGGTGAATAGGTGCTACTGTTTCATCAAATGCACTATGAGTATTTGCATGATCTACATTCATTAAATAAATGCGTCCTGTGTTCTTACGTTCTTCCATAAACATACCAAACAAAGCACTAGCTGGCATTGTCTTTTTACGGATTTTTGTATTACGTTCTGCTATCTCATATAGACGCTTGAATTCATCCTGATCATTAAAAAACGCATCGTTAAGTCCTGGTACATCACTAGGAGAAAACAGGGTTATGTCTTTATTTGTTAGCAGTCTTTCATACATAAGTTTATTAAACTGTACGCCATAATCCATATGTCTAACACGATTGTCTTCTGTACCCTTGTTGTTCTTTAGTACTAGTAAGTCTTCCACTTCCAAATGCCAGATAGGATAGTACAGAGTCGCCGCTCCACCACGTACACCGCCTTGGCTACATGACTTAACACTTGATTGGAATAGTTTATAGAAAGGAATGACGCCAGTATGACTAGCATCACCACGTCTAATCGGACTACCAATAGCACGAATCTTTCCAGCACCAATACCAATGCCTGCCTTTTGTGAAACATACTTAACAATAGCACTTGATGTTGCATTAATACTGTCTAGACTATCATCTGTTTCTATTAGAACGCAACTAGAAAACTGCCTTTGTGGAGTACGAACACCTGCCATAACTGGCGTGGGCAAACTAATATCAAAGTTACTAATCGCATCATAGTAATCTTTAACCCATTTCATACGTTCTTCTTTAGGATAGTCACCAAAAAGAACTAGGGAAATCATCATGTATGTAACTTGTGGTGTTTCATAAATATCACCAGTAACACGATTCTGTGCAAGATACTTGCCTCTGAATTGCTCCATACCTACATACGCAATGTTCTCATCTCTGTCATGCTTAATGTATGAATTAACTATATCAAGTTCTTCTTCTGTATATGTATTTGTTATCTCTGGATCATAATATCCAAGATCAATGTTCTTTGCAATAATGTCTTTTAAGTGCCAGGGTGTAAAACTATCATATACATTCTTACGAAGATGATAGTTAATTAGTCTACCTGCTACCCATTGGTATCCAGGAGTCTCTTCGCTGATTAAATCAGCGGCACTTTTAATTAAAGTTTCTTGAATGTCTGTTGACTTAATACCATCGTAGAATTGTAAATGACTTTTAATTTCTACTTCACTAGCACTAACACCTGTTATCCCTTCACATGCATAAAATACTACAGTATGCATCTTTTCTAAATCTAATTTTTCCTTAGAGCCATCTCGCTTGAGTACGCCAATTTCTTTTGTCATGTTAATTTACCTATTATGTTTTCTAACGTCTTCTATTTAATACCAGATGGCGGAAGTTTACTTGTGCTTTATTAAATCTTCTACGTTCCATGACTGTACTATTTCGCTATTATCTAGAACCTTAGTTGCGTCTTCTATTATACCATAAGTATAGTTTAATATATACGTTTTGTCAACTAAAACAATCAATCCTAAGAAATGATCTGTTCTATCTTGTAGTAAACACAGTTCAGTCTGCTTCTCTAATAACTGTATAGAGTAAGCCATACCTAGTGCAATGGCGTTTTCATCAAACTCACCCTTGTAAATCAGTTCCCAAGGATCAGGCCAATCATTTGAATTATAGATATCTATAACCCTTGTACCTAATGGTGCCATTTTCCACCAGGTGATTACAGATTCTAATTGTTGTTCAGTACCTAAGGTACTGGTTTGTTTCCTAAACGACCTCCACTCACGTAGTCGGTCATCTGGAGATAACGTCCAGATATTCTTTGTCATTTTAGTTTATACTGATTTCCAGTTCTTAGTTATATAACTAAATGTTGTTGCATTTGTATCTGTTGCCGTGTATTGTAATGTCCATACTGCCGGAGAACCCGACCAAGCACCAGAGAATGTATGATCAAGTAGAGTAGTTGTACTAGATGTATGTTCGTCATTAATTGTAACGTTACCGGAGGCTCCGGCTATACCAATTCTAATTACGCCTTTTCTAACATGAGTCGTATGTTTTAATGTATATTCAATGTTTACACTATCATAACGTGTTGGATCAATAGTAATACCAGCACTAGTTGCCGATGCTTGTTGATTTAACGTACTGCTTAGTGGAACATCTAATCCAACATCAGGACTTAATGTATATACTTCTGTGTTGTATGATAATACAACGGCACTAGCACTTGCTGGAGCAGGGCTAATCCTAACCACAGTACCATCACCTAATTTAGTAATTGAGGCTGGGTTAATTGCTGTACCATCTTCTGTAACTGCATAAGCTACTAATGGGTCAAAGTCTATACCAAAATCAAAATCGGTTGTTGTTCCATCGCCTGTTCGTGTAATTGTTTCGTTACCAATGAATAGTCGCTGGGCATCAGTTGCGTATCCCATTTCACCACTATCTAAGATAGGAAGATCAGCGAGTACGCCTTTCCTCAATTGAATTTTTGCTATAGTATCTGCCATTTGTTCATTCTCCGTATAATGTATTTAGCATCAAATACCATAGAACTGTTGTAAACGTTGAGCCCATTTTAGTTCCCATGTCTTAAATTCTTCAGCATTTGCTTCAAATAATTGCCACTGGCAATCACCACTACACATAAAAATTGCTATGTTTTCTATATTAGTCTCAAACATTTCGTTATGTGCATTTGCATAAGCGGCACCCTGGAGGAAGTAATCATCAATCCATTCACGCTTCTTAGGCTTGTTAGTTTGTTTAAAGTCCATAATAGTAGGCTTGCCTTTGTACATACCAACTAGATCAGTAGTACCAGCATATAGTTCTTTTGCTACTAAATTTACTTCTGTACCCCAGATCTCCTGTACATCGCTTTCAATGTTATCAACAACAACCTGTGCCATTGCTTTTGCTTGCTGATGTACAACGTTGTTGCCAGGGTTATACGTTTCGTATTCACCTAATGCCCAATGTTCTAATATATTGTGCATAACTGTTCCGCGATTCGCGGCAGTTGTTGTGATGCGTTGTGCTTCTTCTGTACCAACACGCTTGCGCCAGTTAGCCAACGCAGCTCGCTTTTCAGCAGGCTGTGTAGCACTTAGGATTGTTGTTACACTTGGTACAGGATCTCCATAAGGATTTATATATAGACGTTTGCCATCTACTTCTGTACGTTTTAACTCTTTATAATCGTAGGGGGATTTTATTTTTACCATACTCTTATAGTATAGCCTTTAGTAGTTATTGTCAAGAATTATTTTGAGATTACCAGTAAAGATTCCACTGATATGTGTTTTGTGAAGTTGTGTTTGTGGTACGTTCAATCTTAAAACCCATGTTTTGAAAGTGAGCTATAACTTGATCCATTTGTTGGCTTTCGCCTCTGTTTGTTCTTGTACCTTGCCAAGTTTGAAAGTAATTTACACTTGTTGGTGTAGTAATATTTGAAACGCCTGCCGTTAATCCAAGAGCTGTATTTGCCGTTCCTGCACCAATCTCATAAGTCCATACTACACTAGGTTGTCCAGTAAATGTTAGTACTAAGTTGTTGGCCGCATTTTTACTTGCTACAACGCCAGTTATTCCTGCATCATTAATATCAGCAATAATGGCATTTAGACTAGTACCTGTTGTTCCAAGTACTACAGTAGTTGTTCCGATTATAATTGAATCACTAACAGCAATAGTAGGGTTTGCTATTGTGCCTGTTACTACTTCAGTAGGTGAGGATTCTGTCATTGTTGTTCCATCAGCCACGTAGGCAACAAACGCACCTGCGGCACTTGCCGTAATTACTGCTAACATGATAGTCGAAACCTCATTATAGATTGTAATGTCTTCACGACTCTTTGATCTTGCCTGTGATGCGTTTAATCCTACACTCATTTTTTCATCTCTTTATCTACTTGTTTCTTAGCAAGTTTCTTAACTTGGTTCTTCTGTACTCCTGGATCCGGTAGATCAGTTGCATTATGGCTCTGATCACTATCAGTATTGAAAAAGGCAACACCGTCTTTGATGTTCCTTACAATTGCGAGACTACCTAATAAATCAAAAAGGGCATTTTCATCTAAATCAATTCCCTGATGGGATAATTCATCTGAAAGTGTTTCAAGAGGAATACTATCCAATCCCTCACCAGCCATTGCTGTTAAGAGATCAAGTACTGCATCTTTACTTGTTGCATTTTCCCTGATAAGATCCGCTAGTCGCATATTAGTTTTTCTTTGTACTAGTATACGTTTTTTCGTCTGGCTTAAAAGTCTGATACTTTGGTTTTTTCTTGCCTACATTACCTGGAGCATCTTCTGCCTTGTATGCTTTTAAACTTTCAAAGGCTTGCTTTAGTACAGCTTTGTTTACTTTGCCTTCTACTTGTGCTTCTTTAACCATTTTCAATGCTTTTAAATATGCATCTTCTTTCATTTCACGACCAGTGTCATCCACCATTGCATCAGCAGCATCGGCTCCACCAAACTCATCTTCTGGTGCGTCCATCTCTGGTGCATCCATATCTGGCATTGGGTCTTCTGCTGGAGCTTCTGGATCCATACCCATGTCCATGGACATATCGTCTGCTGGTGCTTGACCTTGTGCAACCATAAGAGCATTGTTAACACCATCATTTGCTGATTTAACTGCTTCTAGAGCTCCACCAATTGCCGCCTCAGCCGCCGCATTAAAGGCTTCTGCTTCTGCAAGTCCGATTTCTTCCTTCATTGCATTAGTAATTGACATTAGGTCTTCAACTTGCATACTTGCTAAGTTCTCAGCCATTTTTTGTAGATCATCAGCTACTTGCTTTGCCGCTAGTAGTACTTCTGCTTGATCTAAATCTGCTGATTCTTTAATCTTAATTTTCTTATCTGTTCTAGCTGGTGCTACTTCAGTAACTACTAGCTTCAATCCCTCTGCAATTAGCATAAGTTTTTGGAAGTTTTTATTGGATGCATCTACACCATTGCTACGCAGTTCCTCAAGTCTTGATTCAGTAACTTTTGCTACTTTTTGAATCTTCTCAAGTGGCATTTCAAAGTTGAAATCAATATTGAAAACCTCTGATAGCGTACGGTGAAGTTTTGCAAACTTTTTTTCTTGTAAATCGTTTAAAATCATGGTATACCTCGCTTTTATTGTATATAATGTATTTATGCTTTTGTGAATTTAATTGCAGATTAGATTAAGGACTTAATCTGTTTTTTAATACCACCAGCCTTGCTCATTGCCGCACTTTGTTTTGCAGAATAAACATCTTTCTTATAGGATTCTTTAATCATCTTACCGCGATATTTGTGTGTTGCCGCTTCAGTTAAGTAACTATTGTATCTGGAATCCAGATCTACAATCTTTTTAATTTTATTTGTATTTTCTGTTACTAAGTTTTTAAGAATTGACATTGCTGTTTCGAATAAACTAATATCTCTATAAAGAATATTGCCGTCAGCATCACTAATATCGTAAAATGTTTTCTGAAAGTTTTCAACTAAATGGCGTTTTTCCATTATAACGTTGTAACCGCCCATTGTGATATTACTATTTCTATTAGCAATCCCTACTGCTGTCATACTGTCTGTATTTCTATCTTCGTTAATTGTTTGTGCTACATTGGTTGTAGCATCTTCCAATTTTTTAAGGATATTAAACATCTCTTGACTGTTGGGATTTGCTGTAACGTGTGCCTTTACTTCTGAAGCTGATTCAGATAGTTTGGCAGGTTGGCCGCTCTCAGCGTCCTGCAATTTTTGTAAGATGGCTTTCATCTCTTGTGATTCTTGTGACATTATAAACTTCCTTTGGTTTTACTAAAATACGTTTTACCTTCACGACGTTCTCGCATTGCTACGCCTTTACTTACAAGGTCCTGTGCAACGGCTTGATTTCTTTCACTTAGGTCTGTTTTGCATACTTCTTCAGTCATGCTTTCCAGTACCTGATTTTCTAAATTACTAATTATAATACTGATGCCACCTGGGCACTCAACCATTTTCATTTATTTTACTCCTGCTAAGGATTTAAGTCTTTCTATTTCTGCATTTGCGTTCTGTATTTGTTGTGAATTGCTTTGAATGTTTGCATTGTTATCACTACGTTCTATATCGTCAGGATCTGCAACACCAGCCCCGCCTTGTCCGCCACCGGTTCCTGTAGGTTGAACATTACCACCCGCTACCGATCTCGCTTTGCCTGTTGAATCTCTTGCCTGATCTATATTCAAATTATTTGATCTACGATTTGCTATGTTATTTTTCTTCTGTGCATTTTGGTTACTACTGCCTGACATTTGTCCAGTTGAACCAGTTCCATAACCTGCTTCTTCAATATCTCTTTCTTTCAATTGATTCTTTTTAATTACGTCCACTAGTCTTTTTTCTAAATCATGTAAATGTTTTTTATTCTGTGCATCGGCATTATCGCCATCTAATTCATTCTTCTCTACGTCGGCAAGTAGAGCACTTATTAAGTCTTCACTGTGTGGATATTTGGCTTGTAGTCTCTTAATAGCATACTGTGTTTTTGGATCGAAGCCTGTTAGACTATCGTCATCAACAGCAGATTCGTTTGTTGGACTCATGTCTATGTTATCACTGAACTTATCATCATCCTCTGATTTAATTGCATCTACTAAGTTTAGTGTGTCACGGTAGTTCATGTTCTTAAGTTGTGTGCTAACTTCTTCTGCAGTCAGTTCAACACCAAACTTTACATTAGCATATTCAATTACTGTATCAATAATACTGTTGCCTTTTACATCCATTACTTTATCACCTTATCTTCTCGCTTTATTAAGTTGCTTTACAATCTTACTAGCAGGATTAATACGTTTTGTTCTTTGTGCTTTCTTTGTCATTCTAGCACCCTTACTAGCTTTTGTCTTCTTAAGAGTAAATCTCTTCTTTAAATCTATAGGAGCACTACATTGTGCTGGAGAGCTTACGACTCTGCCTTTACGTTTACCTACTGTACAACGAAATTTCTTAACGACTTTATTACCTCGTTTCGCAAAGACAAGTTTAGCCTCGCTAACTACCGTATTGTAAGCCTCTGTGAAAAACATTTATCCGCCCAATCCCGGAAGATTCAACAATAATAACACTACTGTTGAAAGTAATCCTGCAATAACTGTCGCCGCCGCACCGATAATAAGTTTATTACCACCTGCTTTGTCTGTCGCTTGTTTCTCAACTATCTTATTCATAGCCACTTCTAGGCGATCAAATCTCTTGTCTAAGTTGTCTAATTTTTCTTCCATAACGCGGTATCTCTCTGCACATAAATCTACATGGGCCTCGAGATTTTCACGCTCTAGTCTTGACTGTTGCATTGCCATCGTTTTTTACTTTTCCAACTAGTCTCTTAAAGAGCTGATTTTCCATTAAGTACTTCTTGTACGTTATATGTATTTATAAGAAAGTACTGGAAGTAAAGTATAAATTTTTACTTTCGGCATCTACAGTTTCAAAGTAATCAATTGTATTGTTTGTTTCGTCTAAACCATTGTTAACAGGCACACTATTACAGTCAGTGGTTGCCCAATATACAGGATCTTCTTCACGTTGCCATACTGCATCATGTTCACTAGCAAACTTTAGTTGCCAGACTGTGCCTGTACCTGTATAATTAGTACCAAAGTCGTAATCAGATAGGTCCTGTGTTTCTAATTTGTAAACACTTGACAATACTAACTGTGTTCTCATACTTAGAACTTGTATTAGGGTGTTTGTGTTTTGGGATTGTCGGTAAGTTTTGCTATTACCTTTGGGATTGCTGTCACCAGAATCAGTTATGTCTACTATAGTGTATGCAATTAAAAAGTTTATATCGCCGGAAAGAACTTCTCCGGGTCGTCTAGTACCGTGAACTTTTTGTGTCATGTTAGCCTTTAGCTAGTTTACTCAACGCATAACCGGCAGCAAATAATCCTGCACCCCTTGCCACTCTTTGTGCAATAGATTTCTTTTCTTCTTGATCTAAGTTTAGATTAGAATCTTTTGCATACTTGGCAAACAATGGCATTAGATCACTTCGTCTAGCATTCAAGGTAAAGTATCTATTAATTTGTGAACCCACTAATTGTCGTTGTTGTGTTCCCAAGTTATCCCAATTTTGTACTAGGCGTCTAGCCGCTTTTAGCTTTGGATCTTGGATCTTTAGATCTCTTTCAAGTTTAAAAAAGAACTGTTGTGCATCTGAATTGGAAGCAGTACCATTTTTAATCCTATCTAGAAATCTTTTAATTCTTGGTGTGTCTACATTTACCTTATTCATTAGTAGTTGGCTCTTATCGCCTGGCATTAATTCTGGACGTTGTAGACTGTATATTGTTTGGTACAAATCAGTACCACCTGGACTTGGATTATTAAAGTTGCCCAAAGCACGAGTTCTTTTTGCATACTCTTTGGCTACAGGAGCATAGTCATAGTCTTGACTCATAGCATATAAGCTCATTAGACTTACAAATGTATGATCACTAACACTTCTAGCACCTTCGCCAGCTATCTGGCTTCTACCACGGAACATACGAGCTTCACCAAGTGATTGAATAAAGGTTAGCTCTGGCTCAGGTAAACTGTGACCGCCTTCCATTAAACTCCACTCTGTTGAGGTATATTTCTTTTGCATTAACGAGTCCTCGTCATATTTGCCTGTGAGAAGTTTTTACGATTAACTAACTTAACATCGCCACCCACTACATAACCTTCACCACCAGCTCTGCCATCAGTTGTTGCTGTAATGTCTGCTGGTTGTTGATCTAGTTGATCAATAATATCATTCTTTACTTTCATAATATCACTAATAATTTTAAATACTGCTAGGAAAGCCTTTTCATGTTGTTGTATATACTGCAACAGTCTATCCTTCTTCTTAGCACTAATTTTTGCATTGCCTTCTACCCATTGTATAAAGTTTCCGCCTAATCCATCTAGTGTGCCTGCTTTTGTTTGATTGTTAATATAATCATATATCATATTACTAAAGTTCTTCATCTGTAACTCTGCTGGAACGTCAAACATTGCATCAATTTGTCCTGCATTACTGCTAACAAATGATTCTAGTTGATCCAATCCTGCCGCATCTATTTGTGCAGGGTGTGTAACTACTACTGGTGGAACTACTAACAGTCCACCGCCAACAAATTTAGTTGCATCTACTTTGCCTGTGTTGCCATCTAAATCAATATAAGCATGTAATACAACACCAGCACTTGAGTTTGCAATCTGTTGTCCAATCCTACTATTAGGATCTACACTATATTTTGTAGTATTAGGTGCGAACACTAGGCGTCCTTTTTCCTCTTTTGGTGTGTCAAAGTATAATAGATCACCATGTACAAAGCCTCTATAGTTTGAAGGAGTAGCATTTTCAAATTCACTCCATACATTTCTCATACGGCCTGCAAAGTCTTTTTTGTTTTGGATGTCTTTTGGAGTTGCGTCTGGTTTCATCTTACGATTAAGAAACATATCAGCTAACTGATCTGCACTTGTTACTCTACCATTATATGTTGAAGCACTGAATCCGCTTTTATCTGTAAGTATAAACTCACCTGCTTCATTACGCCCAAATATAACTGCTGGAGAACCGTCCCATTTGATAGTTGCATCACCTGGACTTGATTCCATTTTACGCAGAGTCATTAAACTACGTTTTGCTCCTTCACTACCGTCCCAAAGAATTAAATCTTCAACGTGTTGAATGCGAGCTGCCTCTGATAATTTTTTTGTGTTTGGAGTGTATAGGTTATCAGGCTGAACTAGACGCTGTAATCTACTATTACGGTTACGTCTCTTCTTTGAACCTACAATGATGTCTTCTATTCTCATACTTAATCTCTAATCTTTTTAATTCCTCGCATAAATCTGTCAGCATCTCTGTTCTTAATGCTTAACATCACACGTTTATGCAAGTCGGTAGCCACTTCTGAATCATACTGTTGATCAATCATCTCTAATAAATGAATAATACTACTGATTGCATTAACACCTCTACTTTCAAGTAGATTAGTTTTGTGTTTGCTAGGAGCAATACTATTGATTTCTTCTAATAATGATCTTGTACGTTTTTTCATGACTAGTTATCCTTACTATGTGTATTTAGCTATTATTGTTACTTTAGTCTTGCTTCTTAAGGATACTTCTCATCCTATCCACATTGCCTACTGCTTTTTCAACTGCCATGTTCTCTGATAAATTGTTATCATGTCCTTTAAGTTGGGACTGTCTTTTAAGTTTATCGTGTATTGCACTTGTATTGTTTACAGGATTTGCATCTGCCTCATCATCATCTAAGTCTGTAATCCTTAAACCCTCTACATCAAAGTTTAGATCAACCTTAGATCCAACACCAGCACTACTACGAGTCTTCATAAACTGTATCTGATATCTACCACGTTCTCGCATTGCATTACTAGTAAAGATACCAATAACATTATCTGCTGTCTGGATTTTACTTAAACCACCTGAGATATGAGAATGATCAAACTCTACTTCTTCAACTGCACTACGATTCAACTGTGAGGCTGTTGCAAATAACAATTGATGTTCCACACTAAAGTTACGCAATTCCTCACTTACAAACTTATCCTTAATAAACAAGTCGCTTGGTGGAACCTTACGTTGTGCAGGCATCATTAGATCCAAGTAGTCAACTAACATTGCATCAATCTTAATGTTGTTCTTTACTTCAAATTCTTTCATATAACTGTTTAGATCATTAACAGTAATACCATTGGGTAACTGTACAATTTGCAGTACTCCTGCTTTCTTACCTGCCATACGAACTTTTAAGTCTACATCACTAACATTACGGAATACTTCTTTTGTATTCATACCAGTAATCATACTATCAAGACGCATACTACATAGTTCTTCACTAAGTTCTAAACTAATATAGATAACATTATGTCCTTCCAATGCCCAGTTCAATGCCAAGTTCTGTAGGAATAAACTTTTACCACCACCAGATGCGGCCGCAAATATGTTTAGTTCGCCTCTATTGAAGCCACCATACAGTTTGTGATCTACTGCTTTCCAGCCTGTACTTGTACCACCACGTGCAGAGCGTACTCTTTCAATACGTTCACTAGGAGATTCCCAATAGTTAGTACCCATGTGTTTCGCAAGTCCAACTTGTACTGCATCTTTTACAAGTTTCTCGACAGCACCAAACTCACCCTTTTCCAGTAAGTCAGTACTCTTTAGGATAGCACCTTCAAGAGCTTTTTGCTTACAGAAGTTTTCAAACTCATCTGCAAACCATTTCTTATGTCTATCATCTACATCAGGGATACCTGCAAGTTCTAATCCTGTTGTTGCCATTAACTGTTCACGTTTAGGCAAGGCACCATATTCATTAGCATGTTCTTGTATAAACTCAACACTCTTTCTAAGTGTTCTATCAAAATACTCTGGACTCATAATGTTATTAACACGGACAAATAAGTCTTGATCCTGTGCTAGGAATTCTACAAATAGTTTTTGTATTTCTAATCCATAGTCTTTGTGTTCTGTGTTCATATTTCCCTCACTTACAATATTTCTGTGCCAGTAGTTTTATCTTAGTTGGATTGCTTATAGCACCGTCCAGTATACTACGAACTGTGAACAATCTACCATATCGTTCCAGAGCATCTCCGGCGTCTTTACAATCAGTCCATTCAGGAAAACTAACACTCCAACCTCTGTCGATTGCTGTGTTGACTGCCTTAATTCCTGCAAAATCTTTATCTGCCAATAGTATAACACGCTTCTGTAAGTTGTCAATAATATTGGCCTGATCATCATTTATACTATTGCTTCCAATAGCAATGCCATCAGTTACAATAGCATCTAATGGACCTTCAGTAACAATAACAATATTTTTGTCTTTTGTCTGTCTATCTAATCCGTATATAAAGTTATTCTTAGGTTGCTGATTATAATACTTGGGCATTCCTTCAGGCGGCTTACCAATCCAACGTGCAGTATAACCCACCACTTTTCCTTTATAATGAAACGGAATTACAAAGCGACTCTTCATCCTACCCGGAGTCGAAGCCGGACTAAACATAAATCTTCCATCATCAATATTAAATCCACGACTATGTATGTACTCAACTGCTTTTATAAAGTCTAGATTTACCTCACCTTTGTAATCGTTAATTGGTTGGGTGCCTTCCGGCAATGCCATTTCTTCCCAATCAATTACAACAGGAGCCGATCTAGCCTCTTTCCTTAGTAGGATAGTAGCAACATCTTCTTCTCTTAATAGTTCTAGTTGTAATCTTTGTACATCGCTCTCGTCAGCACCAAATCGTAATAGTAGTCTTTTAACTCTATTACTAATGCCTTTGCCAGGACTCCAGCCAGTCTTATAACCACAGTTAAAACAGTTATAACTGAACTTGTCTTCCT